CCAGCCTGCGCTACGCCAACGGGGCCGGGTGCAGGTTGTTCTGGGTGCAGACCGCCGCAGCGGGTGCCACGGCGCAGAACATCGCGCTCAGCTACAGCAACACGGTGCCAACAGCAGGCAGGACGCTGCCGGTCACAGTTGCCATGACGGCCTCGGCCATCGTGGGCCACATTTCGCACTCCGGTGCTGCGTCAAACAACTACGGCCCCTTCCTGCCTTTGGCATCGGGTGACACGGGCGTGTCTACCGTGGCGACGGTCACGTTCTCTGCCGCTAACACCGGCACCGGGGCGCTGTGCCTTGCCCGCCCGCTGCTGACGCTGCCACTGACTACCGCATCCGTCGCTGCTGAGCGGGATCTGCTCAACCAACTGCCGAGCCTTCCTCGGGTAATGGACGGTGCCTGCCTCACGTGGCTTTACTTTGCGGGCGCGGCTACGGCGGCGGCCACCAACTTCTACGGCGCGGTCGAGGTCGGCTGGGGCTGATCGGGCATGGCTCTCAAGACAAACACCACGCTCCTGGCGCAGCTACCCCTGCGCCTGATCGGCGGCTCGCCTGGAACTTTCCGTTCCATGTGGAGGCGTGGTGACCGGATGAACCAGTCCGTAGGCCAGGGCATCCCGTCCAAGCTGGCAGGCGTCCCCTCCGGGCACTTGGCGCCATCGTCGTGGGTGCTGCCGTACAAGCCGGGGGCGATGTCGTCGTTTACCAATCTGGTGGTGACGGTCACGCCGGGGCTGCTAAATCTTGCGGCTGGCGTTAATATTAACGGCTCTACGACGGTCACGATTACTGTCAACCCGGCAGACGGGCAACTGATCGTCTCGGCGGTCGGCTCCACGTCGATCACGTTCAACCTTGCGGCCAACTTGGCTGGTGCCCTGTCCGCATCTGGCAGCACGTCCTTCTCGTTCACGGTCAACAACGCCACCCTCGGGGCCATCGTTGACGCTGTCGGCGCTGCGCTGGTCCAGTTCTCAAACAGCGCCACGGTCAGGGCGACGGGAAATTTGAGCGGCGACATCACACCGTTCACCGAACTCAGCCCGCAAAATTTAGCGGCGGCGGTATGGGAAACGATTGCCGCAGACTTTAACGACTCAGGGACGATGGGTAACAAGTTGAACCTTGCAGCATCTGGCGGAGTAGACTACGATACGCTTGCGCAAGCTGTGTGGACCTATGTGAGCCGCACACTCACCTCGGGCAGCAATGACTGCCTGACCCTCCCCCAGTTCCTGGCTCTGAAGGACTGATGATGGCTAAGTCGCCTGCCTGGACCCGCAAAGAAGGCAAAGCCGAGGCTGGTGGCCTCAATGCAAAGGGACGCGCTTCCTACAACAAAGCCAACCCCGGCAAGCCGGGTCTGAAGCCGCCAGCGCCAAACCCTAAGACCGAAAAAGACGCGGCTCGTCGCAAGTCTTTCTGCGCGAGGTCTGCTGGTCAAGCTAAGATGTTCCCCGAAGCCGCTAAAGACCCAGAAAGCCGTTTGCGCAAAGCGAGAAAAGCATGGAACTGCTGACTTGTACGCGATGCAAAAGTGAGAAGCCCGCATCAGCGGAGTATTTTCCTTTGCACAATAAAAAGCGTAACGGGTTAGATAGCTGGTGCCGTGGGTGCAGGGCAACGTACCGAAGTGAAATTTGCAGAGGGCAATTTAGAGCCAGCATAAATGATGAGCAGCTTAAAGAAATTAAGCGGGCCGTCACAGAATGCGTAATTTGTGGCGACTCTGGCTCTCTTGTTGTTGATCACGACCACTTAACTAATAAAGTTAGGGGCATGTTGTGTAATCATTGCAACAGGGGTCTTGGGCACTTTAGAGACAGCCCAATGTTATTGGAGTTTGCTGCGCAGTATTTGTACGCATCTAATGACGCTCCCGAATGGGACGCGTATTTGGCAAAACACGGTGAAGTTGAGTGATTTATGGAAGCAACAATGCTCTGGAACCTCGTCCTGACCATCTTGATTGGTGCAGTGGCGTTCTTCATGTCTTCCAAATTTCGGGAGCTTGATCGCATATCTATCCTGCTCAACCGCACGCGGGAAGAGATTGCCCGTGACCACATCACGCGTGCCGAGTTCCGGGCAGACATGAAGCAGTTGTTTGAACGCTTTGACTCGCTTGAGAAGAAACTGGACAATTTTCGGCAACGGCGAGATGACTGATGCCGATTAAGTCCGAAGCGCAGCGGCGTCTGATGTACGCGGCACTGAAAGATCCCAAGGGCACAGGCATCCCCCGTAGCGTTGCCGAAAAGTTTGTCGGGCCGAGTGCCCATAAGGAGTCCGAAATGAAGAAACCCCTCCCCGCCTTCATGATGAAGAAGGACGACAAGAAGAAGCCCGCCAAGAAGATGATGGGCGGCGGCATGGCCTACGCCAAGGGCGGCGGCATCGAGTCCAAGGGTAAGACCAAGGGCAAGATGGTCAAGATGGCAATGGGCGGCAAAGCCTGTTAAGGAGTCTAAGATGGATCGCATGATGAAACGTCCCGCACCGATGCCTGCTCGCGCTGCTTCGGCCCCCATGCCACGTCGGACTCCGCTGGTGATGCCTGAAGACATGGAAGATCAGCCTCCGATGGCACAAATTGAAGAGGCAAAGCGCCGCCGCGACATGGGCGCAGCGTATGACAAGGCAACCAAAAAGTACGCTGGTGGCGGTTCTGTGACTCGTGGTGACGGCTGCGTCTCCAAGGGCCATACCAAAGGCAAGCAGATCAAGATGGCAATGGGCGGCAAAGCCTGCTAAAGGGTTTGTATGATGGCATCGCGTGGCATGGGAGCCATCCGCAAGGGTGTGGTGAAGAAGCGCCGTGACAACACTGACTTCCTTCAGGGCGGGAAACGCCATGCCCGCAGGGACAACACCGACTTTGCCGAGTACGCCGAGGGTGGTGGGCTCTATGCCAACATCAACGCCAAGCGCAAGCGGATTGCCGCTGGATCGGGTGAAACCATGCGCAAGCCGGGTTCTCCCGGCGCTCCTACTGCCAAAGCCTTCAAGCGTTCTGCGCTGACAGCGAAGTAAGCCATGACAACATCCGGTGTAGCAGTCTGGAATCCAGACCTAAACGAAATTGCCGAGGAAGCGTGGGAGCGCAATTCTTCGGAAATGAGGACAGGATATGACCTACGCACAACACGCAGGTCGCTGTCAATTTTGCTGGCTGGGTGGGCAAATTTAGGCATAAATTTATGGACGCTTGACTCTGGAACAATTAACCTTGTCCAGGGCACAAACACGTATAACTTGCCAGATGACACGGTGGATCTTCTGGAGCATGTGATTCGCACGGGCGCGGGGAATGTTTCCACGCAAGTTGATTTGACTATTACGCGCATTTCGGTCTCTACGTACTCGTCCATCCCAAACAAACTGCAACAAGCACGGCCAATTCAAGTGTGGGTAAATCGCCAATCGCCTACGCCACAAATTGTTATTTGGCCTACACCTGATGGGTCACAGCAATACCAATTTGTGTACTGGAGATTGCGTAGGATTCAAGACCCTGGCGCTGGCGGAACGTACACTCAAGATGTTCCTTTTCGGTTTTTGCCTCCGCTTATCTCCGGTCTTGCGTACTACTTGTCCATGAAGATCCCTGGCGCAATGGAGCGAATGCCTGCTCTAAAAGCCCAGTATGATCAAGATCTAACACTTGCCATGGATGAAGACCGTGATAAGAGTGCAATTAGGCTGGTCCCAAGGCAGATGTTTGTGAGTTAATATGCGCGTTATGCACCCAAACAGAACCGCCGCAAAACAAAACAAAGAAGTTCGTTTTGTTGGTGATGTTTGTCTGCGCCATCCAGAAATTAACGGTTTGAGGTATACATCAAATAACGCATGTATTACGTGCGCACTTGAAAGAGTAAAAAAATATCAAGCGCAAAACGTAGAAATAATCAAACAAAGAACTAAAGAGTATTATCAAACCAACAAAGAAACTCGGTTGGCATGCACAAAACAATGGGTTGAAAAAAACAAAGAATATAGAAGTGCCCAGAAAAGAGAATATGCGAAGCGTGTTGCAGAACAAATAAAAGCAAAGTATAAAAAGTATTACGAAGAAAACTACCCTCGCATGCTTGCCAAAAGAAACAAACAGCATGCTGATAAGTTACTGCGTACACCTAAATGGCTAACCAAAGATGATCATTGGATCATTGAACAAGCATATGAGCTTGCTGCTATGCGCACTCAAATGTTTGGTTTTCCTTGGCATGTAGACCACAAGATCCCCCTTCGTGGTAAAAATGTTTCAGGATTCCACACACCAATAAATTTGCAGGTAATTCCCGGTGCCGAAAACTTGCGCAAAACAAACAAGTTTGAGGTGACGCATGTCTAACCGCTTTGCAAACGGCGCAAAGGCATTCGGCTACTGCGATGTCTGCGGGTTTCGTTTCGACCTCAAAAAGCTAAAAAATTTGGTCGTCAAGACAAAAAATACACAAATCAAGGCGTGCCCTCAGTGCTGGACCCCAGATCATCCTCAGTTGCAACTCGGGATGTACCCGGTAAGTGACCCACAAGCAATACGTGATCCCCGTCCAGACACGAACACTTGGTACTCCTCAGGTCAGACGGTTATTGACACCATCGGTATTGGTAGCCGGGTGATTGAGTGGGGCTGGGCTCCAATAGGTGGGTCCAGTGGTTTTGATGCGCCCCTGACGCCAAACAGCTTGGTCGGGCAGGGATATGTTGGTACAGTTACCGTGTCCGTTTCCTAAGGAGCGATGATGAAAGATGTTCACAAGCACGAACGTGCGATGCACCCCGGCAAGCCGATGACCAAGCTCGCCAAGGGCGGGAAAGCCTTCAAGAAGGGCGGTCCCACCTCTGAGGACCGTATGCGCCTGGGCAAGAATCTGTCCCGCGCTGCCAACCAGAAGACGGGGTGAGCTATGAGCAAGATCACAAAACGGTCGCCTGCCAAGCAGGCATACCCGCAAGGCCCTGTCAATCCGCGTGACCTGTGCATGGTGGTGGGCAGCATCTCCAAAGAGTCCGCTCCGGGGCCAAAGACCTCTGGGATCAAGCAGCGTGGGTCCGGTGCTGCTACTCGCGGCTTCATGTCTCGTGGGCCGATGGCGTGAGGTGAAACTTGAACTACACCGAGTTGCAGACTGCTGTTGAGGATTACACCGAGAACACTTTCTCGGCGGCTGACTTCGCCACAATGACGGAGCTAGCCGAGCAGCGTATCTATAACTCGGTTCAACTTCCCAATTTGCGGAAGAACACCACGCTTACGTTGACCATTGGCAACCCGCTACTTGTAGTACCGGCAGACTTCTTGTCCTCGTTTTCCTTTGGGGTGACCGTTGCGGGTGTGTTCAGTTACTTGCTGAACAAGGATGTCAATTTCATCCGGGAGTCGTTCCCTAGTGTTGCTGTCACTGGGACGCCGCAGTATTACGCCCTGTACGGCACGCAGACGGGCACGCCAAAGATTCAATCGTTCTTGCTTGGCCCCACACCCAGCGCTGCTTTGAACGCGGAGTTGGCGTATTTCTACTACCCGGAGAGCATCGTCACGGCGACGACCACATGGCTGGGTGACAATTTTGACAGCGTGCTGTTTAACGCAGTCATGGTTGAAGCGGCACGGTTCATGAAGCAGGAGCCTGACATCATTGCTGAGACGAACAAGCAGTACGTCCAATCGCTGACCCTGCTGAAGAACCTGGGCGAAGGCAAGAACCGTCAAGACGCATACCGTACTGGGCAGGTCAGGACACAGGTGGTGTAAATGGCTTTGGTACAAACGCTATGCTCTTCGTTCAAACAGGAGTCATGGCTGGGCATCCATGATCTGGATACCGATGTCCTGAAGATGGCGCTCTATACGAGCGCCGCTTCTCTTGGTGCAGACACCACGGCCTACACCCTCACAGGTGAAACGTCTGGCACAGGCTACACCGCTGGGGGCGAGATCCTCACCAATGTCCAAGTGCTTCTTTCTGGCACTACGGCGTATGTGACGTTTGACAATCCGGCGTGGCCGGGTTCTAGTTTTGTCACCCGTGGGGCGTTGATCTACAACTCCACCAAGGCAGACCGTGCGATTGCGGTGCTGGACTTTGGGGCTGACAAAACTGCCGGTCCCAATTTCACGGTACAGCTTCCGGCTGCTTCCGCCACCACGGCGCTAATCCGATTCGCTTGAGGTAAGAGATGCCTTCAACCTTTACCAACAGTCTTCGGCTTGTCCTTCCGGCGACCGGGGAACTGTCCAATACTTGGGGCACGGTGTTCAACGCCGGGGCAACCTCGCTGATTGACACATCGATTGCTGGGACTGCCAGCATCACGATGACGGCAGCAAACTACACGCTGTCAAATGCTAACGGGGTGGCAGACGAATCTCGGGCTATGTTTATCGTCCTTGGCGGCACGCCAGGAGCTTCATATCAGGTTATCTGCCCAGCAGTCAGCAAGCTGTACTTTGTCACCAACAACACAGGCTTTGCCCAGACGTTTAAGACCTCTGCAGGTTCTGGAATTTCGGTGCCTAATGGGGCCAAAATTGCACTGCGGTGCGACGGTACAGATGTAGTTGAAGCGCTCAATTACGTCGGGTCTCTGACGATTGGTTCAATTACGCTGTCTTCACCTCTTGGGGTGGCATCAGGTGGCACAGGGGTGGCGACTTTAACCGGCGTGGTTAAGGCCAGCGGAACATCTGCTTTTACGGCTGGCAACGTCAATCTTGCATCTGAGGTTACTGGCACGCTCCCAATCGCCAACGGCGGTACTGGGGCAACAACTGCGGCAACTGCGTTGTCAAACCTTGGTGGTATCAACACCGGCAAAAGCATCGCAATGAGCATGATCTTTGGGTTCTAGCGTCCAAATAAAAGGCTAATACATCATGGCAAATCCCAACATCGTCAACGTCACCGTCATCAACGGTGTTACGACATACCTCACGCCGTCCGTCACAACTGCCGTGGTTTTGTTGCCTAACGCGGCAGCGTCCAACAAGGTGTTCAAGATCAATCAGATCGTTGTGGCTAACACCACGGGCACGGCTGCAAACACCACGGTGAGTATCTACACCAACGGCGCTGTGGCTCAGGGCTCGGCCCCGTCAGGCGGCACGGCATACCCGGTTGCTTCGGCCATCTCTGTGCCGGGTAATGCCTCCCTAATCGTGGTTGATAAAACTACGGCGATATACCTCCAAGAAGGTACGTCAATCACAGTGACCAGCGGCACTGCAAGCGCATTGACGTACAGCATTTCGTACGAGGACATCACTTAAGGAGCGCAGCATGAGTATGCGCTACAAAGGCGGAGTTATCTCCGCTACGCCACCGACTACTTCATCAAGTAGTGCTCCGGGCATCTGGACGCTGGAGCAGCAGTTCCAAGCAAAAGGCGCGGGGACTTGGCCGGGGGTGCCTATTTTAGTTGATGTGCTAGTAGTTGCTGGAGGCGCTGGCGCAGGTGGAACGGATACAAGCAGCGGCGGTGGTGGCTGGATTGGCGGGGGTGGCGGGGCTGGAGGATATTGCGAACAAACTGCGCGGCCTGTGAGTTTTGGGGTGTCGTACACCGTAACGATTGGTGCAGGAGGGGCGGCGGGCACAAGCGCGGCATCACCCAGTCAAACAGGCGGTTCCAGTGGAGGAAATTCAGTTTTCAACACTATTACAGCCACAGGCGGGGGTGGCGGGGCTAGAGGGAACACTAGCGACTCGGGTCTTAGTGGTGGCTCTGGCGGTGGTGGGGGGAGCCCCAGTGGTGCTGGTGGCGCTACTACACAAGGAAATTCCGGCGGCGCGACGGGCTACGGTTTTGCGGGCGGCTCGACCAGCAGCGGCGGTTCTGGGTATTCAGGCGGTGGCGGTGGTGCTGGTGGCGTTGGTACGAATGGAACGAGCGGCACCCAGCCAGCCCCAGGCGGCGCTGGACGCGCTTCCTCAATCACTGGGTCGTCAGTGACCTACGCCACAGGCGGCTCGGCGCAAGCCGGCTCAGGCGGCAACGCATCCGCTAATACAGGCAATGGTGGATTATCTCGAACCGCAAATACCGGGGGATTTGCTGGCGGTTCAGGCGTAGTCATTATCTCGGCCCCTCAAGCAGCAGCATCCACCACAGGCTCACCCACGGTCACTACATTCGGTGGTCGTACTATCTACCAGTTCAACGCCTCTGGCACGATTACGTTCTAAACCATGAGCAAACAATACCCCGGTGGTTTCATCATGGCGAACCCCACTGCGCCGACAACAAGCGCAGCGCCGGGGATATGGACGCTAGATCAGGCGCAGCAGTACATCAAGGCTGGTACGTGGCCCCTACAGCCAGTTTTGGTTGACTATCTTGTTATTGCAGGTGGCGGTGGCGGTGGCGCTGGTAATGCCGGTGGCGGTGGCGCAGGAGGTTATAGAACAGCATCAAGTTTTTCAGTATTTGCAGGATCTGCTATTACTGTCACGGTAGGCGGCGGAGGTAATGGTGGAACAGGCGCACCTAGTGGACCGTGGACTGCTGGAAGTGATGGTAGCAATTCTGTATTTAGCACTATTACCTCGACCGGTGGTGGTGGAGGCGGCGGCAGTGCTGCAGGTGCTACCAATGGAAGAGCAGGGGGCTCTGGTGGCGGTGCCGGGGTGTCTGCCAGCGCAGGAACTGGTGGGTCGGGTACATCTGGGCAAGGTAATGCAGGGGGTTCTTCTTCGGTAAGCGGGTCAACCTACCCTAGCGGAGGCGGTGGCGGTGCAAGTGCAGTTGGCGGCAACTCCGACCCGACAAACAACGACGGTGGCGCAGGTGGCGCAGGTACGGCATCTTCAATCACGGGCACATCTGTAACTCGTGCCGGTGGCGGTGGTGGTGGGGCGGACTTTTTCCGCTCAGGTGCGACGGAAGGTCCGGGCGGGGCGGGAGGCGGCGGTGCGGGCGCACTAAACAACGCAACTGGAACTGCAGGAACAACAAACCTTGGTGGCGGCGGTGGGGGCGGTTCTGGGTGGTCAGGCCCTGGTCAAGCAGGTAACGGGGGCAACGGCGGATCAGGCGTAGTCATTGTTCGTGCCCCTCAAACAGCCGCATCCACCACAGGATCGCCAACGGTCACCACAGACGGTTCGTTCACCATCTACACCTTCACTGCCTCGGGCAGCATCACGTTTTAAGGAGCAATACGCATGGCGCACTTTGCCGAGATTGGAATCAACAACACGGTGCTTCAGGTCATCGTTGTTCACAACAACGAACTGATGAATAACGGCGTGGAATCCGAAGCCAAGGGCATTGCGTTTTGCCAATCGCTGTTCCCCGGTACAAACTGGGTGCAGACCTCGTACAACGGCAACATCCGCAAGAACTACGCGGGGATTGGGTTTACTTACGACAGCCAGCGCGATGCCTTTATCCCACCACAGCCGTACCCTTCATGGGTCTTGAACGAGACCACTTGCCAGTGGGAATCGCCTGTGCCGTACCCGCAAGACGGTAAACGGTATGTATGGGATGAAACCCAACAGAATTGGGTGCCTGCATGAACTGGGCAGACGTCCTAAAAGCCGTCATACCGATTGTGGTTGCATCTTTGGCGTGGCTGCTCGGGCAGGTCAATTCTTTCTCTGAGCGTCTGACCAAAATCGAAGGCAACATGCCCGCCCTCATTACGGACCAAGGCGTGCCGACTGACAGTCCTCTGTCTGCGGAGAAGCGTGCGCTCCTCAAAGAGCAACTGATGGCGCACATCAACGAGCTTCAGGTCAAGGTTCGACTGCTTGAAGAGCGTGAGCGTATCAAAGGAGCCAAGTGATGTTTGAATCGCTAATCGGTGGTTTGTTCGGCGGTATCCTGCGCCTTGCGCCAGAGGTGTTCAAACTCTTTGACAAGAAGAATGAACGGGCGCATGAGCTTCGCATGGTTGAAGCCGAGATGGAGTTTGCCAAGATCCGTGGTGAGATCGCCATGCGGCAGGTCGAAGCGCAGATGACGATGGCCGAGATGGACACGATGGCCCAGGCGTTTAAGGAGCAGTCTGAGACCGCCAAGAATGCTGGGTGGTTTGTCTCTGCGATCTCAGCGCTGGTGCGTCCGATGGTCACCTACTCCTTCCTGGCCCTGTACGCCTCTGTGAAGATTGCTGCCTTCCTGATCGCCATGGACCAAAACGGCAACTGGAAAGAAGTGCTGGTCACGATGTGGGGCGCAGACGACCTTGCCGTCTTCAACATGATCATCTCCTTCTGGTTTGTCGGACGGGTGTATGAGCGGTCCAGTAAGTGAGGCGGTAGACATTGCCGCTACTCTGTGTCGGCCCTTCGAAGGGCTGCGGCTGAAGCCGTACATCTGCCCAGCGGGCTACCCCACGATTGGCTACGGAACGGTCTGGAAGCCTGACGGCACCAAGGTGACGATGGAGCACCCCGAGATCACCAAAGAGATTGCGGATGAGTGGTTGTTGTCTGAGCTACAAACAAACTATCTGGCGGGTGTTTTAAAGGCTTCGCCGAGCTTGATTGCTTACCCCAAAGCCCTTGGTGCTATGGCCGACTTTGCTTACAATCTTGGCGTGGCCCGGTATCGCGGCAGCACCCTGCGGCGCAAGATTGACGAGCAGGACTGGGAAGGTGCCAAGGAACAGTTGGCCCTGTGGGTGCGCGGTGGTGGCAAAGTATTGCCCGGTCTGGTCAAGCGTAGAGCCGCAGAAGCGGCACTGCTGGGGTAAACATGCCACTCAAAAAACTGCAGTTGAAGTCGGGGGTAAACCGCGAAGGAACCCGCTACTCCACCGAGGGCGGGTGGTTCTCCTGCGACAAAATTCGTTTCCGCCAAGGCACACCCGAGAAGATCGGCGGTTGGCAACGCATTTCTAGCGAGACCTATAACGGCGTCTGTCGGTCACTGTGGCAGTGGGCTACCCTTAGCGGCGTTCCATATCTTGGCGTCGGCACTAACACCAAGTACTACATTGCCTATGGCGGTGCGTACTACGACATCACGCCTGTTGTTTCAACAGTTACGCTGACAAACCCGTTTACAACGGTAAACGGCTCGGCCACGGTCACGGTCACTGATGTAGCGCACGGTGCCACAACGGGTACTTTTGTGACGTTTTCTGGGGCAACTGCGGTTGGTGGTTTGACCCTTAACGGCGAATACCAGATCACGGTTCTTACCGTAGATTCCTATACGATCACCGCTGCATCCAACGCTTCATCCTCCGCTACAGGTGGCGGGACAGTCACGGCAGCATATCAAGTCAGTGCGGGAACCGAGATTGCAGTTGCGCTTTCTGGATGGGGCGCAGGGCCTTGGGGCTTTGGAGCTTGGGGTATAGGTTCTTCTGGTTCGGCCAGCATCCGCATCTGGAACCACCAAAACTTTGGTCAAGATCTGATCTACGGCCCCAAGGGCGGGGCCATGTACTACTGGGACGCAACCACCGGGCTTACGTTTCGTGGGGTAGCGCTGAACTCCTTGTCCGGAGCAACAGATGTACCGACCGTGCAAACACTGTTCATGGTGTCTGATGCGTCACGGTTCACGATAGCTTTTGGGTGCAACGATTACGGGTCATCTGACATCGACCCCATGCTGATTCGCTGGTCGGATCAGGAAAGCGCGGTCAACTGGACCCCAGCGGCGACCAACCAAGCGGGCAGTTTGCGCCTGTCGCACGGCTCAAGAATTGACGCCACCTTGCAGACCCGACAGGAAATCTTGGTCTGGACAGACACATCGGTCTACGGTCTTCAGTACTTAGGTCCTCCTGTTGTCTGGGGCTCACAGCTTCTGGCCGATAACGTCTCCATTGTCAGTGACCGTGCTGTAGCGTTGGCTGCTGGTGTGGCGTACTGGATGGGAGAAGACAAGTTTTACACCTACGATGGTCGTGTAAACACACTTAGCTGTGATCTGCGCCAGTACATTTTTAGTGATATCAACTTGGATCAGTACAGCCAAGTTTGCGCCGGGACCAACGAACAATTTAACGAGGTCTGGTGGTTCTACTGCTCTGCCAGCAGTACGCAAATTGACAGATACGCGGTGTACAACTACCTTGAGAAGGTCTGGTACTACGGCAACCTGGGCCGTACCGCTTGGACAGACATCGGAGTAACTTCAAACTTCCCGATTGCTGCGACCTACGTAAACAATCTTGTCCAGCACGAGACCGGCAACGACGACAACGCCACTGCGTCAACGCTCCCGATTGAAGCCTACATCACCTCGTCTGAGTTTGACATTGACGATGGCGACAGATTTGGTTTTGTCTGGCGGGTGCTGCCGGATGTGACCTTCCGTGGATCCAGTACTGCGTCTCCTAGCGCCACCATGACGCTCCTGCCCCTGCAAAACTCTGGCTCGGGCTACAACAGCCCCGCCTCGCTAGGGGGGTCGGACAACGGTGTGGTCACGCGCACGGCAACGGTGCCTATCGAAGCCTTCACGGGCCAAGTAAACATCCGGGTGCGAGGCAGGCAGATGTCTATCAAGATGGCCTCGGATGGGTTGGGTGTGCAGTGGCAGTTGGGCGCTCCGCGTTTGGATATTCGGCCTGACGGGCGTAAATCGTGACGATCTGGTCAACCATCACCAAGAAGTTTCGTGCGCCTCCGCTGCCGAAGCCGACGATCCAGTACGACTCAACGTATCTTGACAACCTTGTCAACGTCCTGCGCCTGTACTTCAACCAAATAGACAACCTGCTGGAGCAGATCGTGGCGAATACAACAACGCCGGTCCCAATTTCATTCCCCATTAATGCTCTTGATGCTTTTGGGCGGCTGGTTACCACGCAGCCGTACACGCTGTTTGACAGTCAAAGTCGGTACGCTGCGGATTCTCAATTTGACACGAGCACCGCTACTGGAGGATCAACAACATACCTTTCCAACGAGTCATCGGTCCAGCTAAACGTTACTACATCCAGTGGTTCTGAAGTTGTGCGGCAGTCGTTCCGCAGCATGCCGTATCAGCCGGGTAAGGGTCTGACATTCTTTGCGACCTTTGTGATGGGTGCGCCAAAGACAAACCTGCGACAGCGGGTGGGGTACTTCAGCACAAGCAACGGGGTGTTTCTTCAACAGAACAACACGACTGTATCCTTCGTCCTGCGATCAAACTCTTTGCCTACGCCCGGTACGCCTAGCGATGTTCGCACAGTAGACCAAGCCGACTGGAACGTAGATCCAATGGACGGGACTGGCCCAAGCGGGCGCGTACTGGATCTAACCAAGAACCAGATCCTGTACATGGATTTTGAGTGGTTAGGTACGGGCGATGTGCGCTGTGGGTTCTATGTGGACGGTCAGGCACAGATCTGCCACATTTTTCACAACGACAACACGCAGACGTCTGTTTACATGCAGACGGCAATTTTGCCGGTGCGGTACGAAATTACAAACACCGCAGCGACGGCCAGCGCTTCATCCATGAAGCAAATTTGCTCATCTGTGCAAAACATGGGTGGTTACGAGCAAACATCCATTGAGCACGTGGCCCGCAGAACAGCAACGCTGACTGCAATCAGCACGACCTTTGTACCGTTGGTGTCCATCCGGCTGGCTTCGACGGCGCTAAACGCAGTGGTGCTGCCCGTAAAATTTAACGTGATGCCGACCTCAACGGGGGATGACTTTGAGGTTATTCTGGCAAAGAACAGCACAGGGCTGACTGGGGCTTCTTGGGCTGCGGTTGCAAGCGATGCCAACGTGGAGCAGGACACTTCTGCCACGGCCATGACGGTAGGCACCATCGTAGATATCCAGTACGTAAAGTCCACCAATCAGTCCAGCGGAACGATCAACCAGCCTGCGGCGTACAACTGGGATCTTCAGTTGGGCTCCTCCTTGACTGGGACGAGTGATATCTATACGCTGGGCATCCGGGTGCTGTCTGGCTCTTCCGGTGCTGCCATCGGGTCTTTGACCTTCTACGACTTGACGCAATGATCCCACGCCGTAACGAGTACGAGTTGGAGTCTTACTACTCTGACGCTGACACCGCAGACGTTGACGAGTTGCAACGGATCGTTACGGGTGCGCCTGCACCTGCACCTGCTCCCGACAAATTTGACGCTTGGGCTCCGGAAAGTTCTGGGTGGGCAAGAAGTATTCTTGATCGTGCATTGTCCACCGGGGAGAGCATTGGTCACCAAGGCTTCTACGCTACGCCTCAAGAGATTGAAGATTGGGCACTGCGTACAGGAAGATTGACATCTGAGGATGTTGCGTCTTTGAAGACGCCTGCCACCACAGACTGGATGTCAAGCGCCCCCACGGGCTGGGGCGGGTTTACTGGTGATCAAAAGATACAGTATTTCAACCAACAGGGAATAACGCCTGAGCAACTAGCACCTTACGCCACCCCGGAAGAAATCCAGTATTTCTACGACCACATGGGGTACACGGTAGGACGCCCTGCTCCAACGCCTGCTCCAGCACCTGCTCCAGCACCTACCGCTGCACCTGCTGCATGGGAGCCATTGGCGGCTCAAATCGCTTCGCAATGGCAAGGATACGGCCTTAACCCTGAGATCAGGGGCATCAACCGCGCCAATGAACTTGCGCAAATTCTTGCCAACTACGGCATCACTGACCTGTCAAAGATAGGCGTCAAAGAAACACCGTATGAGGAGATGGTTAACGCCGTTACCGGCGAAGGTGGTCAGGATAGCTGGTCAACAGTTACAAGAAACCGTGGGCAACTTACATACGGCGATCAAACATTTGGACGTTTAGGCGGGTTTGGAAGTGGCGGGGAGCGAGAGTTTTC